CCAAAAAGATAAACTAAAATCTGTTAATATTGGTATATTAGAAACTTCTATATAATCTGAACTTGCAGAATCAAAATTCATACTGTAATTATTAGCAATTCCAGCAGCAGTTACAGCCAAATCAAATGTGGATGAATTAGGGCATCCAGCACCACTTGTTTCGTAGAATATTTTATAGGATTGAATAGTAGAAGCAGCTAAATCAATTTCACCAGTAGATGAGTTAATACTTAATCCACTTGGATAAGCACTATAAACACCACCAGAAGTTGTTGGAGTAGTTGTTAAACTTGCTGTTCCTGTTTGTGGTAAGCTATTTGAACTATAAGCAAAAGTAGCACCATCTAAAGCATTTACTGTAATAGTATTATTTACTGTATTTGGACAGCTACCATTAGTAGTATATACAACTGTATATGTTCCAGCAGTTGAACTGTTTAAAGTTATAACACCTGTAGAACTATCTATACTTAAGTTTCCAGTAGATTCGCTAAACGTTCCTGTTTCACCTGTTATTGTAGGTGCTGGAGTTGTTAGTGAATAAGTATTATGATACTGAATTACACCATCATTAGGCATATAGTAAGTAGTTCCGCTTAACGTGTGAGAGTGTGCTGTTCCGTCTGAGCTTTCTGCCTGTGCTGCTGACTCAGTAGAATATAATGGATAATAACCCTCTACAGCTAAAGCACCTGTTGGCATTTGACAATAAGCACTTGCTGAATAAGTTACTGTTGCACTATCTAAAGGTAATTCTGAAACTGTTACTTGTGCAGATGTGTTAGAACATCCGTTAGAGTCTGTTACTGTTACAGTATAATTACCAGCAGTTGCACTAATAGTCTGCGTTGTTTCACCATTAGACCATAAATAAGAAACAAAACTTCCAGCATCTAATGTAGTATTTGAACCAATACAATAAGTTAAAGTTCCTGAAATGCTAACACTTGGTAAAGGATAAACTGTTACGTCTACAGAGTCTGTAGCAGAACATGCTCCATTAAAACCTGTCACTGTGTAAGTAGTGTTTGTTGTAGGATCAACAGTTATACTAGCACCTGTTTGTCCTGTGGACCATGAGTAAGTAGTAGCACCTGAAGCAGTTAACACAGTATTGTTTCCAGTACATATAGCAACGTCAGCACCAGCAGAAACAACAGGAATAGAGTCTATAGAAATAGAAGTTGTTGCAGTGTCAGAACTTGGAGCAGTATAAGTCACAACATAACTTCCAGGAGTAGAAGCAGATAAGTCAACTTGTCCAGTAGAAGTAGAAATAAATACTAGTCCAGTAGTACTAGAAAAAGTTCCCCCAGTGTCTCCAGTTATTCCAGGAATTGGGTCTGTTCCATCTTCACAAAATCTAGCAGCACTATATTGAATAGCTAGTCTATCCCCTCCAGTAGCACCAGACGGCATGTAAAATAAACCTTTTTTTCTATTTGGGTTGTAAAATATCGCCATCTTTATTCTATTGGTAAATCACAATTATTATAACTAAAAGGAAGTCTAAATCCTATATTCATTCCCCATCCTGTTAATTCGTCTTCAAATCTTTCTGTAAAACTAGTCAAAGTTCCTGATCTAACTAAATTAACTTTTAACCAATCTACATTATTACTAGTAGCAGTCTTTTGTTCAAAGTATGAAACACAATCTAAAAGCACTTGACACATGTCAGACTTTACATCATTCTCATTAGACTCGTCTTTGTTTACTAAGTCCATAGCCATAACATTAAAATTCCAAGTAAAAGTCCCATCACCTAAATTAGCTGGCTGGTCAGCTACCCAAAACAAAGGATAGTTAAAGTCTGCTAGTTGGTTATGTTCTACAATTTCCCACAAATCACCATTGCCAAAGTTCTCTATTTGCTTATGGTTAGTAGCAAAAGTCTTAAACTCTTTTAATATTTGATTATAGGTTAATATCATTTTTCACTATTTCTATATTCGTCTCTCCAGCAATCACTTCTACTGCTACCACCTAAATAAAAACTAGTTTGGTAAGCTGTTTTTCTAGGGTGTAAATCGTCACTAGTTTCCTTATACTTAGGGAATAGATTATCATTGTCACATAAGTAGTTTATTAACCTAGCTTCTCTTTCTTCTGCTTTGTTCTTCCATTCGTCTCTAAGATATTGCAAGTCTTGGTAGCTAATAGGATTACTATTCTCACTGTTCTTAGTCGCTACAGATTTGTTTCTATATTTAAATAGCATTGAAGTACTACACTCATAAACTGTCCATTGAGCCATAGCTGGGGCAATATATACGTCCAGTAAATTAACTTCGTCACTGTTTAAAGTTCCAGCAGTTATTTTAGTTTTTAAATCTTCATAGAATGGAGTCCCTAATATTGGATGTATTCTTAACTCCTGACAGTCTTTAATTGACGGTAAAATCAATCTAATATCGACATTAGAATCGATTAAAGTTGTATTCTTTACATATTGTTCGGATATAAATAAAACTGCCATTATATATCGTGTTTAATTTTAATTTCGTTTCTAACATTTTTAGCCCTACTGCTATATGGTTGTAACACTAAAGCCTCCAAGTCATCTTGTATCATTTGAGCCTCAGCCTCAGCAGCCAGCTTTCTACGTTTTAATATTTGATAACTACTTAATTTCATTTCTTTTTACGTACTATTTGCATTTCCCAAATGTGTCGACAATAAGGAGTTGTCTGTCCAGTGTTTGGATTGTTATACCATCCTCCTCGTTTAGTAAATATGTCAATACCAGACTGTCCAAAATCATTAGTTAATAATTCTAATTGCTGTAGAGTATATCTTTTCACTCTAGACAAAGCCATCATTCTTATGCAGAAAGGTCTACTCTGTGTCTGTACTGCTGGAGCGTCAGGTCTTTCAGCATACTTATAAACTATAAATGTTTCATCCTCTGGTCTTTGAATACTTTGTTTAGCATCCTCAGTAGGTTTAAAGTCATTGTCTAAAGCACCAGCATTCTGTAGCTCAGATATTAAATCATTGACCTCAGATTGTTGTAATTGTAAAGCCTCAGCTATTTCAGTCACAGGCATATTAGGATTGTCAATAAGAAGGTCTAAGATACTTTTTTCAACTCCAGTCAATACTCTGTCAATAGCAAATTTATAGTCCTTTAAAAGTTCTGTTTCAAATTGTCTAGCATCTTCTAAACTTGTAATAGGTTTAACAAAAGATTGGACCGTCTCAATATCTTCTATGTCTATTCCAGTTGCTTCTAGTTGGTTAAATAATATTTCATCCTCTACGTCTTTAAACTCTTTTTTAAGACTCTCTGTAGTTCTTGAAACACTACCAGTCAAACCAATAAGCTGTCTAATTTCTTCAATAGACATATTATCTAGGACTTTAGTTGCTACAAGTGGACTTAGTATTCCAATAGCTTCAGCTACTTTGTTAGTCTCCACTTCGCTTTGTGGCAATCCTATTTTCTCTCTTAATTCGTTTTGTGTCATAGCACCTAGAACAGCAGTCTCACTAAAGTATCTTTGGACAGGTTCTATTTTCTGTATTCTTAAAGGTTCACCATTAACACCATTATAGTTAAGTATAGAATTAATTAACTCGTTAAATACTTTTTGTTCTGGGTCAATTTGTAGATTCTGATATAGTTGACTAGCTACAGCTATTTCATCTGCATTGTTTCCTAATCCACTTCCTCCATCTTGTTTTATGCCGAAAAGTTGTGGGCTAGTTATTCCATGAGCTGTGAATATTTCTTCTCTTATTTGGTTGTTTAGGTTTATAAACCTTTCGTCTTGTCCATTAACTGGAATTGGCATAATTTCAGGATGGTCCGAAGCTTGGTCTGTAAATGATAACAAAGGCTTTCCAGCATTGTCAGCACCAGTAGCGTAACCCTTAAACCTTCTTTCAATCTCAGCCATTTCCTCGTCATTTGGTTGACCATTTTTAAAAGAGATTATATAGCCAGCAGAAAGATTGTTTTTAATATTACTTAATGTAAAGTTTGCAATCTCAGCATCTGACTCTAAATAAGGTATAGCAGAAACATAGTCAGGAAGTGGATAAGCACCTAAGTCTGGTCTATATTCTTTGTAATAGATAACATAGTCAACATCAGGTTTAGCATCTTCATTGTAAGGAAACGACTGTAAAACTTTAAAGTCATCATTATTTTTTGGGTTTCTTGCGGACCAATCGTCTGTATAATAATACAAGTCATTGTCAACACCTGCTCTAACATCGGCGAAATCTATATGGTTAATAGCTGCTATCTTATTGTTTTTAGACATTCTAACCTGTAGACAAAAACCACCATAAACCTTTTTGTCTTTAGCTAGTTTACCAATTAAATCGTCTAGGTTTTCATCTTCATTAGGATGTTTAATAAATCCATTAACATAAGCCTTCTCTGTGAATGTCAATTTCTCATCTATGACAAAACCTTGACCAGTTATAAACTTAACTTTACTATTAATAATTTGGTTATGTTTACTAGACTCATTATAGAGTTTAGTTAAGTAGTCTGGGTAAGTGTTTTTATAAGGTCTGTCTGTTCCGTATTCGTACCAGTCACCCTTCTTAGACTCTTTAAACTCAGGTAATTCATACCCTCCAAAATTTAACGGAATTAGTTTTACGCTCATTGTCCTGGGTTATATACTACATTTGTAGTTGGTGAAACTGAATGCTGAGTAAATGACGGTTGATAAGTTGAATCTATTAATTTCATTTTTCCCTGTTCTACTTCGTTTAGTCCTGTTGGGTCTAGGTTTGTTGTGCTGTTTTGTTCATAAACTTTATAGTTATAAAAGCCTGGTGACCCTAAGTCTAGACTTCCACTAGTTGGGTTATTAGTACCCTCTACAAAGTTAAATTCGTTATATCTACTTTTATTAGTGCTTATGTCTGTAATGATAGTATAATATTTAGTCTTAGTCTGGTCACTCTCAAACTCAAATAAATAATCTGGGTTTGTTAGTTGACTAAGTTCAAATAAGGTAGCTACAAAATTAGTTGTAGTGTTCTTATTTATCACTATCATTTTTCTTTTTTTTCTTCGTTTCAAAAACCCAATCAATGTCTAATTTCTTTAGAGTTGGGATATTTTCTTCAGTTACTAAAATACTAAAATGTTTTAAGTGAACTGTTTTTCCTACGTATTGTTTTTTTAACATAATTCAAATTTACTAAAAAAAGGGGACAGTTTAACCCACCCCCCTTTCATACAACAAAGAACAATTAAGCACTAATTGTCAAACCAGCCACTACAGATGACTGTACCCCATAACATGGGAACTGACTCTTGTCAGTAATTTCTATTTGGTATTGGTTAGGGTCTCCATAAGCTTGCCCAGTTTGTCCAACCAAAGACGAACCTTCTGCAAAGTTATCATTTCCTAAAGCCCAATAAACACCGTTGTTATCTTTTACAATGACGAACAATCTTGCAAGCATAAGCATCTTAATCTCGTTAGATTTAGCAGCACTCATTTTATTAATAGTGAAAGCTACAACATTGTCGTAAAAAGAAGTCCCTCCAGCTTGGTCTACAGTTGCTGTAGATGTCAAACTCCCTGACTCTTTCTTTAACTCGTATCTATAGAAATTAGTTGCTCCTGATTGCGTAATAGCAGAAATGTCTCCGTTAGCTACAGTAGTAGCAGTTACATTATCTCTCTCTGAGATTAATACTTCTACTATTCCGCCTAAGCTATCTGAGCAATCCCTAGCTTGTCCATTACTAAGTACACATGACATAATTAATTGATTTTCAGTTAGTTAGCGTTTCAGCTAACAGTTATTAAAAAAGGGGGTAATTAAACCCCCATTAAATTTAGGCTAATAAGAATTCTACAACTTGGTCAGGAAATGCAACATTCACACCTCTTCTAAAAGCCATAGTAACTTTATAGATTCTGTCATTATCATCGTACCAGCTTCTAACATCGTTAGACTCCTCACCTGGTAAGTCAACACCAACGTAAATATTTGAAGCTCTCATTAGGTAACAGTTACCAGTGTTTAGTCCTGAAAGACCAGGAGTAGCACAAACAGTCACATTAGGAAATCCAATTAATGGAAGTTCAGAAGTATAACCACCATCTACAACATAATGGAAATAGTTTCCATCAGCTATAGCTTTTTGGTACTTCAAGAAAGTATCCATTCCTACAAACAATTTCAAATCGTCTGCGTCCATGATATCTTCACTCATCAACTCAGCCATTCCAGTAAGAATTCCAATAACATTAGCAGCAGTAACACCAGTAGCAATAGTAATTCCAGAAGGGTTACCATTGATAGCAGTAGCAGCAGCAATAATTTTATTTAATCCATCATACTTAGATAGGTTAGCAGTTCCAGAAGTTGTGTCACCTTGCCAGTCAGCTACTTCAATAGCTTTCTGTAGTTTACCAACTTTTTCTTGGAAATATAATTCCTCAAAAGGAATCTCTTCTTTTTCACCAGTTAAACCAGCTTTTAACATAACTGCTGTATATTTAGCAGCTAGATCAGTCATACATAAATCCTCATGAATTGCAACAGCACCAGGAGTAATAGTTCTTTGTGACAAAGTAGTAGAACCACTTGCACTTCTAGAACATCCGTCAGCTTGAAAAACAACATCACTAGATAATATATTAATTGTAGTAGGACCTTTGACACCATCCTGAAGGTTAGCGTATTCTGAAAGTCTACCACCAGCTACAGACTTAATAATTAAGTCCATTGCATTTTGTTCGGTATATGCGGCCAAAGCCGAAACATCAAAACTCATAATTTTTATTTTATTATATTTTTACTTTTTAAGACACTTATTATGTCTTTTTTATTTTCTTTTTTTAAAGCCTTAAAACTAGATGGTCTTTTAACCACTTCGCTTTTAGTTGGCTCTTCTAACATTTTCTCTGTTAAGTTTAGCAACATAGAAAAAGACTCTTTAAGATTATTTATTTCTTCTTTTAGTTCGTTGTTTTCTTCTGAAATAGTAGCTTCCATTCCGAAAACTTTTTCAGTCACAACAGACTCTATAATCTTTTTAGCTTCTCTTTCTTGAGCTTCACTTAAAGGACTAGACATTTCTTCCTCTTCTACAGATTCTGCTTCTACTTCTGGTTCAGCCTCTTCCTCAGATTCCTCAACTTCGACAATCACACCACCCTCAGTAGATATTACTCTACCATCAGATAATTCATGTCTACCGTCTGGAGCTGGCAAAAGTTCACCATCCATGTCAACAACTACAGCAGCACCTACAACCACTTCAGGCTCAACCTGAGCTACTGTACCGTCAGCCAGTACAACATCCTCAAATTTTTCCTTTACAGTTTCAGTAGTTTCTTCCACGTTGTTTTCAGTAGTTTCAGCAAATTCCTTAGAATCGTTTTCAATGTCAACACCTTCAGTTTTAAAAATGCTTTTAATCTCATTGAATAACTCTTTTAATTCACTCATAATATATATTATTTATACTATTATATATATAACAAATTATTTATAGTTTAACAATTACAAATGTTTTTCTTTGTATTTCTTAACTACTGAAATAATTTTACTAATTAAAGTAGTAGGATATTTAGTTGCTTTAGCCTCTCCAAATATTCCTTCTACAGAGAATCCTTTAAATGTTCCGTCTTTGACCATTTGCCAAACTTCGTCATTCTCTACTCTCATTGATCCCCACCAAGAACCATCTGGAGCATTCTCAAAACCGTCAGGAGCTTTTATTCCTCTTTTACTATCTATGATTAAAGACTCAATCACATAGACCCCATTATCTTTGTAGTCTATATCATGCATTAAATTAATATTAGAATTATAATTATTCTTAAAGAATTTATTGACTATCTTTTCAATTGTAGGTTTTCTAAAGACTACATAGTATTTCTCATTCTGGTCGTTTAGTCTAATAATAGGCAAATCTGCTTTCATGAAATATCCGCTTACTATTCTTTTATCTTCGTCTTGAATCTTAAAAGCTGTTTTATATTTGTCTTTAGTTTTCATTTTATTGATTGCCCAATTAACACCAGAAGTTCCTCCCCAAGCATCCC